ACCAACTAAAGATATGATTGAAGCTATCAATTGGCTTGTTGAGCATAATATCAATTATGTTGGACAGATGTTCTTTGAAACTGTTAATGCTCTTCAAGCTGGTAAAGATCTTATGGCTGTTATGAATAAGAATCTTCGTAATGACCTAAAGAAAGACTCTTTTACTAAAGAAGAGATCGGTGGTATGCTCGGTTATATGCGTGAGATTACGAAGATGGGTAAAGACTTACCTAAACTTATTGCTGAACTTAAAGAAGCGGAAGATAATTACGTTAAGTCTAAACTCAAGAAAACTATTGTTCGTGGTGGTAAAGAGCTTGCTGCTTCAATGGATGTGCATAACAATATAGATAATGGTGTTGGTGGTGGAATAGATATGATTGATTAAGCTATGAATAGTAAATATGAGTTTTCACAAGATGCTATTGATAACTTTATGTTTATTCATGCTTATTGGAAAAATAGTTGTGATGGTATCAATGCTGCTCCTGAGAATAAATGGGGCTATAAACGTGGAGATATTCCTTTTATAGATTATCTCTGTGAAGATAAAAGTAAATATCCGAAAGCATCTGAAGGTATTAGTTATATTACTAATAAACCTTTATATGATCCGGATAATGATTTTCTTATTGGTAACTCTGGGGGTATTCTTATGAATATTGATTTCATTGTTATTAATATAGAAAGACTTTCTAAAGCTGCTGATACTTTTGATGAATATGGTACGTATTGTGATTACGACCCTAGTACTCCTGCTTATGAATCATTTTGGCAAAGAGAAACATCTCGTCGTAAGAAAGGTGTTTTTATTAAAGCTAAACTTTATTATAAAGATATTCCTAAGTTCTTTGATGCTAATACTACTGATGAGGAACGTGAAAGTTTACTTCAACCTTTACGTATAACCGGTGCGCATTATACTTATCTTAATTATGGTCGTATTGAACGTACACCTAATGATAAAGAACGTGCAAGACTTAAACGTGAAGGTGCTGAACATGTTGAGACTGTTATGGGTTTTCCTCGTTATTGGGATGGTGACTATTGGAACTTCAAAATAGATGAGTTTATTGCTAATAATAAGTTTCATCTTACTAAGGCTAAAGCTCGTCGTAAAGGTTTCTCATATAAACGTGGTAGTCAAGCTGCAAATACAATTAACTTATTTCCGAATGTTACGGTAACTCTTGCTGCTGACCAATTAGCTTATCTTACAGATAAAGGTGCTACTACGTTTATGGCTAAGAAATGTCTTGACCATTTTGAGGAACATACGTTTTGGAAAAGAGGTTACATTTCAGAAGCTATTGATGATATACTGATGGGTTATCGTGTATCAACTAAAGGTCTTAAAAACTTTGGTTGGCTTTCTAATCTTTATAGTGTTGCTATTGGTAAGAATGAATCTGCTGCTGTAGGTAAGAAAGCTATTGAGATTGACTTCGAGGAAGCTGGTAAGTGCGTGGCTAAAGGTACTCGTTTTATTATGTTTGATGGCTCAATTAAAAATGTCGAAGATATTGTTGCTGGAGATGTTCTTATGGGACCTGATAGTAAACCTAGAACTGTCTTAGCTACAACACATGGTATTGATAATATGTATAAAGTTATTCCTGAAAATGGTATTGAACATATTGTTAATAGCAAACATCCGATTCGTACTATATATCGCAAAGCTTATGGTAATATAGTTAGAGAAGAGTTAATTACAGCTCCAAATCATATTAAAACTTTATCTTTACATCCTAGATGGCATGAATGCTATGCTCTTGAAAAAGTAAATGGTATCGAATTTGAACATAAAGATGTCCTTATTGACCCTTATATATTTGGATTATGGATAGGAGATGGCGACAAAGATTCTGCTAGATTTACAAATCCTGATATTGAGGTTATAGATGCTTTGAAAGAATTTGCAAACGCTAATAATTTAGTTTGTAATATTTATAATCATAGTACAAGTAAACTTGCTAAACGAATTTCATTTACTAAAAAAGATTGTTCTTTAAATTGGTTTAGACAAGCTCTTGATGCTATGGGTGTAAAAGATAATAAATTTATACCTAAAAATTATATTTGTACAGATAGAGAATCTCGTTTGCAATTTCTAGCTGGTATTATTGATACTGATGGTAATTATGATGCTAGAAAGCATAATTTTGAAATTATTCAAAAACTTGAATCTGTTACAGCAGGTATTGTTTATATAGCTAGAAGTTTAGGTATTAAAACTACTGTTAAAACAAAAGTTGTTAATGGTTGTACTTATTATCGTATATTTCTTCTTAGTAAAGGTTGGATTATTCCAACTAAAGTTAAACGTAAACAATGTCCTGAATATACAGCTTTACAAAAAAATCCTCTTGAATGTAGATTTGATATTGAATCTATTGGTAAAGATGAATATTATGGTTTTGAAGTTGATGGTGATAGTCTATGTCTTTTAGAAGATTTTACTATTTTTCACAATTGCCCTAACCTCCAAAAAGCTCTTGACGTTACTTTATCTAATACAGAATCTGGTGCTATATCTGTTGGTACTATTCGTGTTTATGGTACGGGTGGTACTAAAGGTGCTAACTGGGCTGCATTTAGTAAAGCCTTTTATAATCCCAAAATGAATAAGATGCTTTGCATGGAAAACGTTTGGGATATTAATAAACGTCATGAAGTATGTGGTTTCTTCTTTCCACAAGTATGGGATTGTGAACCTTATGTTGAACGTGGTAATTCAATTATATTCACTGCTTATGCTTGGGATAAACAAGATAAAGAGAATCATTTTCATAATAATGATAGTGAAACTCATATAATCTATAAAGCACAACGCGCTAATACTCCTGCCGAAGCGTTCATTAATACAACAGAGAATATGTTCGCTTCTCCTGAACTTAATCTACACGTTTCAGATTTAATTAATGATAATGCTACTAGATTCTTTCAAGACGGTTGGATTATCGTTAATGATTTAGGTAATTCTAATAAAGCTGAATTTATACCGAAAGCTGAATGTATTAAACGTGATATATTTGGTAAAGGTAGATTCCATGAGTTTGTTAATCAAGTTCCGCATGGTTCTCGTGATGATACTCATGGTTGCGTTAGAATGTATTATCGTCCGTTCTTAGTAAATGGTGAAGTGCCTAAAGATTTATATTTTGTTAGTGTGGATGCGTATAAGGTAGATAAGGCTCAAAAAGACGTAACAGATAAACATTCTCTTTATTCTGCACAAGTATGGATGCGTAGTAATACTATTACTCCATATCCAAATCAAAAACTGCTTGTATGCGAATATATAGGACGTTTGGACACAATGGAGCAAAATGATATAGTCACTATGGGTATGTGTCTTATGTATAATGCTGAATGTTGTCCGGAAGCTGGTACTGGTGAGACTGTTTCTAACTTCATTAAATATAAACTTAGACGTTACTTAATGCTTGACCCAACCAATGCCAATACTCGTAAATTGACTAATCCTAACAATAATGATTATGGTATTGTAATTGGTGATGGTGATAAGAAATATAATGGTCTTCGTATGCTAAAGGAGTTTATTTATGAACCTCTTTCATATACTGCTGATGGTAAACCTATTCGTAGACTTAAGTCTATTGGTAGTGTTCGATTGCTTCTAGAGTGTCAGAGATTTACTGCTGAGGGTAACTTCGACCATATTAGTGCTGCTATTGTTGCTATGTATGTCTTTCTTGCAGATTCTTTAAATACTAAGCGTCTTGTTGAAGGTAATACAGAGAATAATGACAGACGTATTGCAAATCGTTTAAATCGTCGTTAAATGGATGCTTCTAAGATTCCTAATTCTTTAGAAAAGCCTGATGTCTTTGCTTCGGAAGCTACTAAGCGTGGGGCTGTTTGGACTAAGGCTATGTGTGATTGGGTTATTGCTACTGCTCATTCTAATAATGATAAAGCAGATATTAAAGCCTTTCTTGACGCTGCAAATGGAATTGTAGATGAATCTACTTACAAGTATGTAATGGCGACCTACAACTCCGTTAATGGTAGAAAAGAAGATTTGCCTGGTAAGATTAGAGATGTTGATTTTATTACTCCTATTAAAGAGAAATATATAGGAGAGTTCATTAACACCTATAATAACTACCAAGTTTATAATGCTGATATTGATGTTGTCACTAGACGTAACGCTGATCTTCGTGTTGCTCTTGATGGTCTTCTTCGTCAGCAATTTATAAACATCATGAATGCTAACGGTGTTCAAACCGGTGAGCCTTCTAAAGATCTTCCATCTGCTGAAGACTTTATGAAACAAGCCGCTAAGGATTGGATTGATGAAGAAGCTGATCGTGGTCAGAAAACTCTTGATCTTCTTAATTCCCTTATTAAAGCTAATGAGAAATATATTCAAGCTTTCTATTATTGGTTCTGTACTGAAAGCGTTTATTCTTATCGTGATGTAAGATACAATGATGTTATCTTTGAAATTATTTCTCCTCTTGAGTATTATCGAATTGATAGTGGTAATCTTTTTGTTGAAGATGATGATTATGGGATGCGAGAGTTTGATATTAACATCAATGATATAATTGGTGAATATCAAGAAGTTCTTTCTAAAAGAGATATTGCTTATATTAAAGATATAATTCATAATCATGAAAGTACGGGTGAATATACAGTTACTCCTGTTATGCTTCGTTCTCGTGAGATTGCTTTTAATCCTACAATTGATGCGCAGAATGCTGCTCCGTACCACTCCTTGCCCTCTACCGGGGTCCTCAAAGCTCGTCATTGTGTTTTTAAGGTTCCTATGAAGCGTGGTGTTCTTACTTACACTAATGCTTATGGTGAGATTGAGCAAAAGATTGTTGATGAAGATTATGTCTTAGATACTACTCTTGGTGATATTGATATTGAATATACTTGGGTTCTTCAATGTTGGGAAGCTTATCGTTTTGGTGATAAAGATTGGGGTGTATATACTAAATCTCAACCTATCATTGTTCAACGTGAAGAAGTAAATAATCTTAATCATTGTAAATTACCTTATAATGGTTTAAGTCGTTTGATGCTTCTTAATAATCCTAAACCTATTCCTTATCGCTTATTGCCTTATCTTGCTCTTTATCGTCTTTATACTTTAGTTGAGGAACGTACTATTAGTAAATTCCGATCATGGCTATTGATACCTGAAAGTTTTTTAGCTGATACTAAAGATATGACTATGGAAGAGCGTCTTGATGCAGCTAATCGAGATGGTACTCTTGTATTTGATGATAGTGAGATAGCTAAACAGCAAGCATCACTTCAAGCTATTAAAGAGATTGCTAATACTACAATGATTAATTATCTTACGACTATTAATCAAATTAAGCAGTCTATTAAGCAAGAAGCATATGAACTTGCTAATATGAACGATCAACGTGCTGGAGATATTCAAGCCCGTGCTGGTAAAGCTGTTACTGAAATGGGACTTAATCAGGCTCTAATGGGATCTGTGTGGTCACTTAAAATCTTTGATTGCTTCCGCTCTCGTGATATGATGGCTAATCTTGATGCTGCCAAGATTGCTTGGATTGATGGCTATGAAGGTTCTTATGTAGATCCTAATACCAATGAGATTGTTCAAGTTCGTGTAAATGGTACTGACTTTGTTAATTCTAATTTAGGTATCTTTGTTGGTAACTCTGCTGAACTTAATGAACAAGTACGTAAGCTTGAAGAGATTGCTTTTGGTGCTGCTCAAAATGGAAATTACGATGTAGCTGCTGAGGCTGTTTGTAATCATAATGTTGCTTCTTTACGCAAATATATTAAAGAAGCTGCCGAAGCTCAACGTCAATTTGAACTTCAAAAAGAAGAGATTCAAAAGAAGTGGGATGCTGAGATTGAACAAACTCGTGCTGCTAATGCGGAAGCTCAACGTAAATTTGAAGCTGAACAAGCTCAACTTGATCGCGATTCTAAGGAAGCTATTACTGCTGATACTAATCTTACTAATATTATTATTACTGATGCTAAGCTTCAAGTAGATAAGAATGGTAATGATTATATTAGTGAAGATGAATCTAATAGTGGTACTCTTGATGATTATCTTAAAATGACTAAGTTAAACTTAGATATTGATAGAGCTAATCTGGAACGTGCCAAGTTTGAGGAACAAAAACGCATGAATCGTATTAACACCAATAAGCCACGGAAGTCTTAACGTAAGCTCTTATTTTTGTCGAATTGAACAACTATATCGATTGAAATTTGAGTTCGTCAGAGGTCTTCATTTAAGCCTTAAAATGGCATAAATTAATTGGAATTTCAGAGAGCCGTGTGATAGGCGGTACTAATGCTGTTTCTAATAATATTTCTAATGCCATTTTTAATACATATATTATTATTACATTTGTCACTGTTATAACTTAATTTATAAAAGATAAAACATTATGCCAAATCCTATTGTTCCTGGTGGTGTTACTGATAGTAATATTACTAAAACTGCGGAAGAGATAGCTGCTGAACAAGCTGCTAAAGCTGCTAAAGAAGCAGAAGAAGCTGCTAAAGCAGAAGAAGAACGTAAGAAAGCAGAAGAAGAAGCTGCTAAAACTGCTACTCAAAAAACTGAAACTGAAACTGAAACTCCTACTAAGATTGTTCTTACTACCGATGACGGTGATGTTGAGTATGATCTTGATGCTGATGGTAATGCCGTTAAAGATGGAGAGATTGTTTACACTAAAGCTCAGTTAGATGAGTTTGCTGCTGCTGAAACTCAAGAAGAAACTATAGATGTTTCTGCTATTTCTGCTATTTCTGGTTTAACTCCGGTAAACGCTGATGGTACTCCTAAGCAATATGAAATGACTGTTGAAGGTCTTGCTCAACGTGATGCTGATATTGCAGAGCTTGCTAAACGTCAAGCTGAAAGTGAAGCTATCAACAATTTCTTCCGTACTAATCCGGATATTTATCAAGCTGCTCTTTACAAACAAACGTATGGTTCTCTTGAGGGTTTTGCTAATCATGTTGATTGGACTACAATGACCCTCGAAGATAAATCAGATGATCAGTTAGAAGCTGTTATTCGTTCTGCTGAAAAACGTAAAGGTACTTCTGATACTCAAATTGAACGTATTATTCGTTTTTCTAAAGCTGATAAAGTATTAGCTGAAACTGCTAAAGAGAGTCTTGATTATCTTGCCAATGCTCAGAGACGTGAGATTGAAGCTGCAAATGCTAGGCAAGAAGCCGAATATCAAGCTGCTCAAGAGGCTCTTGATAAAGCCTACGGTATTACCTATGATGAGAATGGTAAAGCTAAAGTGCTTAACGTTCCTGATTCTTTATACGATAAGATCGTTAATAAAGGTACTATCGGAGGTCTTGCAATTCCAACAGCAGGTGTTAAAAGAACTGTTAATGGTAAAGAACAAATTCTTTCTCGTAAAGATATTGTTAAGTATCTAACAGCTCCTGTTGTTGAAGTTAATGGTGATTTCTATACGCAAGCTCAGAAAGATGTTTTTGATATGCTTGCTGATAATGAAACGTTCGCTATGGTAGCACTTCGTAACTTGTTAGGTGCTGATATTAGTCAGTTAGCTGCTGCATCTATACGACAAGAAGCTGTTCGTCGTTTGAACATTACTTCTAGTGGTAAACCTAAAGTTAAGGCATCCACTCAAGGTGGCGGTACTAAAGTTAATCCTAATAGACGTCCTATTGTTCCGGGTGGTATTATTGATTCAAATAAATAATTATCGTAACTATGCTTAGAGAAATTGGAAAAAAACAGTATTCCAAAGAGGTTTACTCTGATGCCGATATGCTATTGAACTTTAATGTTCTTGGTGCTGTCGATTTGAATAAGTCTCTTACTTATCTTTGGGGTAGGAACAGTAATCAATTCCCTCTTCTTTCTCTTACAGAAGGTCAAGGTAATATCTCTCGTAAGAAACCTATTAATGCTGGTGATACTCAGTATAAGTGGAAGATTATGGGGAAACCTACTGTCACTTCCCCGATTGTGCGTTTGATTACGCCTACTCAAACCCCCGGTAAAGGGTTTATGTCTTTCAAAGCTGAGTTCCAAGATAACTGGATCCCTTATCAGTATTCTGCTATTACTCCTGACGGAAAGCACATGGTTCGTATGCAGACCGATGGTGAGCAGACTGCTTCCGGTGGATATATCTATGAAATGATTATCCTTGGTGGTAATCCTGATGAGTTTATTGATCTCAGCAATTTTGAGAGAGGTAAATATTGGGGTATGGGTGCTCCTACGATTGCCGGTGAATTATCTACTGGTTCTCGTTCTACTGCTGAATCTTGGAGTGAAATGACTAACCAATTTGGTTTCCATAGATTCTCCAAAATTATTACCGGTAACATTGCTAATATCGTAACCGAGTTTGAACTTGATTATGATGATGGTTCTAAAGGTACTCTTTGGATGCCTTATGAAATGCGTCAGTTCGAGTTCATGCGTAGACGTTTGTTAGAAGAGGATTTGTGGTTCTCTGCTTATAACCGTGATATTAACGGTGTTATTCACAATCAAGAAAAACATTCAAACAAACCTATTCCTCGTGGTGCTGGTGTTCGTGATATTCTTATCGCATTCGGTAACTACTTCGAATACTCATTCATGACTATCGAGCTTATTGATATGATTCTTTCTCGTATCTTTGAAGTTCGTAACGATATTGATTTGAGTAACAAAAATATCGTTCTTTATACCGGTAAAGGTGGTTCTAAAATGTTCCAACAGTGTATTAAGAATGAAGCTATCGGAAATGGTTACTTTGATAAGTTAGGTTCTGAGGAGATTCAAAGCCGTGGTGGTATCCTTTCTTATGGTGCATACTTCAATCAGTATAAGCACTATTCAGGAGCTACTGTTTCTGTTAAGGTTGTAGATTTGTTTGATACCGGTTCTCGTGCCGAAATGGATCGTAAGAATGGTCGTATGTATGGTGGCTTCCCTGTTACCTCTTATACGATGGTGTTCTTGGATCACTCTATTGATAACACGAGTGGTGAAGCAAATATTCAGTTGGTTTGTGAAGAGGGTCGTGAATATTTGTACGGTGTTTATCAAGGTATTACTCCGCTGCCTAAAGAGTGGGGTGCTTATAGTAAGATGTTATCTACTAGAGAGGATATTGCTACTTATGAGGTTATGTCTTCACAAGGTATCAATATGCTTAATGGTACTACTTCTTTTTGGGCTGAAATGATTTTTGAATAAGCGTACATTACGATTATTGTAAAGTATAAACTTACTAAAGTATAAACTATATGATATACTCACGCAAAATAACCTTAGCGTTAAAGCTGAATCCGACTATGTTTCAAGTCGTGAATCAGAAAAGTATTGGTGCTTTTAATACTATTTTCGGTCCAAGCATTAAAGCAGTTCTTACTCTATCTAGTAAAACTGCTGAAATGGCTTCTATACTTCCTACGATTATTGGAGCTTCTGCTGATAGCCGCAATATAAACTTTCAAGATCTCGTTTTGAAGCATCTTAAAAACTCAACCGTTGAAGTTCCTGCTCAAGGTTATGAGCTTGAAACTGGTTGGGAGTTTTCTCTTAACGATCCTGTTAAACGTGATGCTATTCTTGATTGGGCTAAAAAGAACAGTATTAATACTGAGGTTGCTCCGAATAAATTAGAGAAAGCTATTTTTGATGCTATGCTCTTTGGTGAAGGTACTGCGGTTCATGAAGAGAATCTGTATATGTACATGACTCCTATTAAGCCGCAAGATTACATTCTTTGGCGTCTTGCTCTGCTTACTTCTACTGTTGCTAATAAACCGGAAGATGTTGAGAAATCTACTAACATTCGGTTTTACTTACATAGCATTGAAGATGTTAAGCGTATGAAAGATGCTAAGACTAAAGCTGTTGTTAATACTGCTACTAAGTTGGCTCAGTTGTTCACAGGTGATGAGTCTTCTTATAAACGTATTAGAAATATGCTTATCTGTAATGCTCCTGCTGATACTCTACAGATTATCAAAATGGAACATGGAGATTTGCAGACAGCTGTGGCTGAACTTTCTCAAACGAATGCAGATGCGTTTATTTCTCTGTTTGATAACAAGAATGTAGAAGCAATGGCGCAAGTCTATAAGTTGCTCGCCGCTCAAGTCATTACGAAAGACGGTGATAATTACTTTGATACTGTGCGTCCGGAAGTAGTTCTTGGTTCTTCTATTGAGGGTGTTATGGCTTTCTTAGCTGCTCCTGAAAATGTTGAATATAAAGCACAACTTTTCACTGCTTATAAAGCCTCGGTTATAAACTAACAAAATAGTGTCAGTATGTATAGTAGTTGTAAAGAAGCACATATTGCTGTAAACGATAAGATTCAGCAGATTAATGCTAATAGGCAAGAATCTATTCGTCCGCAGTATATTGATATTGCTCTTAATGAAGCTATTGACGTACTGCTTACGCAAAAGATTAAAGCCTTTGAAGAGACTGGTCGTTATTACGATGATTTGCAGGTGCTAAAGACTACATATAGAAGTCCTCTTTACCTTCTAGCAAATGAGGGTAATAGAGGCTTCGCTTTTTTGCCTGCGAATTACCTACATGGCGTCTCTTATGATGCAAGTGTTATATATGATAAGTTTAAACGTTATCGAGCAATTGAATCTGTTACTACTAGGATTTACGTTGTTAATATTAGTGAGCTATTTAAAACTATTCCCGATTATATAGAAGATTTCGTTATTCAAATCGGTAATGATACCGTTACGTTTCATTATCCTGCTAAGATTTATCGTAAAGAGGGTCTATTTGAATACATTAACTATATGCTCTCCATATTGCTGCGAAAAGGTTACAATGTGACTTATGAACGCTACAATAACGAGTATTACCCCGAATCACTAGTGTTTTACTTCGATACGCCACAGCTAATTGTAGTTGGAGATAAATATACTATTAAGTTAGTACAATTTGACTATGAGCATTATTCGGGCTTATATGAGGTTATCACTTCTAACGGAGTGGTTACAAAGGTGCGAGAGAGCAAATCTGCCGGTATGGATTTAGTTTCTGATGTTCAGCGTAGGGATATGCTTCAAACGTATCACAATCGTCTTAATAGACACATTCATCCTATATGTACAATAGAAAACAATAGGGTTTTAGTAGATATGGATGATACATTCGTGATTACTGATGTTGCTATTACATATCTTAGGCAACCTACTAGGTTTGATATTGTAACTAATACTGCTACTGAACTTCCGTTTAAAACCGAGATTATTAACCTTGCTACACAGAAGCTTCTTGGTAAACTTAAAGATGAAGGTTATCAAATTGCTATAAATGAAAGTAATTCTTTAAAATAAAACGTTACTATGAGAATTGTAAGTTACGGAAAAACATTTGTCGATAATGTTACTGTTGATACTAAGTTATCTAACGGTCAACTTGGCATTTGTACTGCTTATGGTACTGCTTTGCCTACTACTGGTAGACCTGAGCCGTTTGTAATTATGTCTGCAATTCCTACTAAGGACGGTGGATTTATGAATCAACGTGGAGTGGATATTAATCCTTTTAACTTCACTTATAACGTTCGTAAATATACGGAGAAAGATCAGAAAGAAACTATCGTTCTTAAAGGTCTTACAAATCCGGCACTTAAGCCTGCTGAAGGTATTGTATATAATGCAGATGCTGAGTTCTGTGGTGCTATTGAAATTTGTTCTTCTGAGGAGTATCGTCATGGTCTGACGGTTAATCCTAATCCTCAGATTGTTCAAATACCTGTTCGGATTCATGCTACTGATACCGTTGATCGGTTGGTAGAGAAAATTAAGAAAAACCTTAGTCTTACCGCTTATAACAAAGAGTTGTTTGATATTACTATCAAGAAAGCTGATAATGCTGTTCAGATAACTGTTGTTGCTAAAAAGCCTACCAAATTGACGATGAACGTATTCGGTATTCTTGCCGATCAAAAAGCCAATGGCACTATTACCGTTGAACATACAAAGTTATCCGGTTTCTTAGCTGATGTTGCTCTTAGTGATGAAGACCTTCGTTATTCTCTGATTAACATGGGTTGGAATCCTCATGATGAGTGGCAGAAAGCTTGGGGTATTGGTGACCCAAAAGTTGGCTTTGATAAAGTCGCTTATCTTGTTATTTCTACAGCTGAGTTTAATCAATTCCCTGAGATTGCCGCTGATAACAATAGTCCTCGCAAATTCCAAATCATTGTTGGTACGGAAGCTGTGATCGATGCTGTTGTAAATAAACTTGAAGCTATTAAGACTTTAGCTAAAGGTTCCGGCGATAATGCCATTTCTCTGAATACTGCAACTGACTAAAGTTGCTTGGAAAACTACGCAGGGCTTAACGATTCTGCGTAGTTATATTTGTTTAAACTTAATGCTATGGAATGTAATATTAAAATTGTCAAGTTAAAACAAGTTCTTCCTCTTGGTACATTTCCTAAGCGTGAGCATAACGTTCGATTCTTCTATCATCGTACTGATGGTTGTTACTATATGTATGATGAAAAAGGCTGCGAAATTAATCTAACTACTGATGGTAATATTATTGCTATTGATAGAGAGTTGATTGTTGGTAGTGAGTCTTTGACTGATGATACTCTTGTTTGCATTGGTCTTAAAGCTAATTATGTGCATCCTAGTCGTGGTATTAGAAATAATACTTGTGGTTGTCAAGATACATATATTCGTGCTTGGACTTACATCAAAGATCTTCAAGATTTTATGCAGTCTGGTCATATCGAACGTGATTACTATAGAGTTACTTTAGTTCCTTCTCCTGAAGAGGGTGGTATTGTTGGATGTAGTGGTTCTGCTATTGTTCCTGATGAAAACTCAGATGGCTTCCGTTTCCAATTTGAAGCTGGTAGTCGTGTTGAACTTTATGCTAAACCTGTTCAAGGTTATCACTTTAAAGGTTGGAAAGAGTTCCATACTAATGAGATTATGTCTATTAGTCCTAATTGGTCTTTTACTATTAAGAAAGATATGGATTTGATAGGCGTATTTGAAAAGGATGAAGCTCCTATTGAACAATTCTATATTAATGTCAATGCTGATCCGGCTAATGCAGGATATGTAGTTGGTGCCGGAACATTCCCAAAAGGTACAAGGCATTCTATAACAGCTGCGGCAATTCAAGGGTATCATTTTACTCATTGGACTGATAGTTTAAATCGTATTGTTTCTACTAATCTTCAATATGATCTTGTTGTTGAGAAAGATGAAACTTATACTGCACACTTCGAGCTTGATGCTCCTGTTATTGAGGAGTACAATGTAACTATTATAACCAATCCTGCTGATAAAGGTTCAGTTAGCGGTGGTGGTACTTATAAATCCGGTCAAACTGCAATAATTGTTCCAAGTCCTGTTGAGGGTTGGGCTGTTGATACAGTTACTGCTTCTGGTGGTAATCTTGTAGATAATAGTAATGGTACATATAGCATCGTTGTTACGCGAGATCTTACGATTACGGTAAACTTTAAAGAAGCTATTCGTTATTTCACATTTAGTATCGTGGCTGATGCGAATGGTTTAGTTCGATATAAAGATATTAATGATGCTTGGTCTCAATGGGCAGAAAGACACGAAGTCACTGCTCCGGAAAAGACTATTGTCACTATCGCTGGTAAAGCTAACGGCGGTTATGAATTTGAAAAGTGGGTAACGCCTACTGGTGCTAATCTTCCTAATAATGAAAATAATATTATTGTTGAAGAAGGTCTGCATCGCAAAGTTTATACTGCTTATTTCAAGGAAACTTACATTCCACCTGAAACTCATATTGTTAATATCACTGCGGGTTCTAATGGTAAATGCAAATATAAGATTGGCTCTGGTGAATATTCAGAAGCTGCATTTTCGCATTCTAACATTAGTGTTACTGACGGTGAGACAATTGAGGTATTAGGTGTTCCTGATAGCGGTTATTCTTTTGAACAATGGAATATTGATGGAACTACTTCTAACTCTAATCCTTATCCAAAGGTTATCACTGAGAATGTAGATTTCTCTTGTACGTTCGTAGAGATTCCACCGGAAGAAGTTACTATTACGGTAGGTTCTGACGGAACTAATGAAACTCGTTATCGTATAGGTGATGGTTCTTGGTCTAGTTGGTCTACTTCTGAACATACGTTTAAAACTGCTGTAGGTTCGATTTATTCAGTTGAAGCTCGTGCGGTTGGCAATTACAAGTTCAGAGAGTGGAATACAAGTGGTGCAAAGGTTTCAGATAATCCTGCAACATTCACTGCTAAAACCGGAACGAATGCAACGCATATTGCTACGTTCGACCAAGTGATCATGCGAACGCTAACTCTTACTGCTGGAACGGGTGGTAAATGTCGTGCAAAGATCAATGGAAGTTGGAGCGACTATTATAGTGGCACAAAGACTTACTCTGATATTGTTGACGGAACTACCGTTTCTGTAGAAGCATTAGCAGATAGCGGCTATCATTTTAAGGAATGGACTGATTCGGGTGCGCCCTCGACTACTTCACGTGATATTGTCATGAATGACTCTAAATCTATTGAAGCTCGTTTTGAAGTTGATGCTCCTGATAAATTCCAAGTCACCTATGAAGCTATTCCTAATGGAAGTGCTACAATGGAAGGTGCTGGTACTTATAATGATGGTGATACTTGTACGATTAAAGTTAATGTAAGTCCGGGTTATACTTTGAATAAAGTGCTTGTTGATGGTGTTAAAATCACTCTTAATGGTAATAATCAGTATAGCTTTGTGGTTGAGAAAAACATTAAGGTTACTATTGAATGCGATCTTATTCCTGAACCCACACATTATACACTTACAGTTAAAACCGAAGATGAAGGTGTAGCTCAAGGTGGTGTTGGTATCAATAAAGAATCTAATTTAGGAGTTGAAACTGCTGAATTTGAGGATGGTATTGTTGCTACTATTCATGCTACAGCTGCTGAGGGTTATAGCTTTGGTGGTTGGTGGAAAGATGGAGTTAAGGTTTCTGACGATGTAACTCTAAGTGTTACTATTGACGCGGATAAGACTTACATTGCTAAGTTTACTCAAGATCCATATCTCGAATTAGATAAGACTTCTCTTACTTTCGAAGCTGCTGGTGGAACTCAAACTGTTAATGTTACTTCTAATGTTAATTGGACTGTTTCTTATTTGAATCTTGATAAAACTAGTCTAACGTTTGAAGCTGCTGGTGGTACACAAACTGTTAATGTTACTTCTAACGTCGAATGGACGGTTTCATAATTAGGGAGGGGCACTAAGATGGCTATTGCTTCTTGGCTTACCCCTGCCGCTAAGAGTGGTACGGGTAATAAAACGGTTGGTTTAACTGCGAGTAAGAATGCCGGTGCGAGCAGAACAACTATTGTTACTGTTTCAGTCAGCGGTATTACGAAAACTATTAATTGTACTCAAGTAGAAGCTGATAAGTTTACTATTAAGATTTCAGCTTTAACTACTAATAGTTCAGGAACTACTATTACAAATGTTGGTGATTGTTCTATTGGTTCATCCGCTACAGGTGGAGTTAAAGAAGGAACTTATTATCGTGATACACAAGTCACATTGACTGCTAAAGCCGCTCCTACTGGGTATGATTTTGTTGGTTGGTATGAAGGCTCTAATCTTGTTTCTACAAGCCTTTCTTTCGCTGTTACTTTAACTGCTAATAGAACTCTTGTTGCTAAATATAAGATTAAGAGCTACACTGTTAATGCAACTTCTGAGGATACAAACAAAGGTACTGTAAGTCCTGCAGGTCAAACTGTAGAACACGGTGCTAATGCTACTGTAGTTGCAACTCCTAAGGCTGCTTATAATTTTGCTGGTTGGTACAATGGAACAACTAAAGTATCTAGTAATGCTTCATATACATTTGCTGTTACTGCCAATATCAGCTTAACTGCTAAGTTTACAATTAAGACTTTCACAACTACTACTGCTAATTCAACTGGTGGTACAGCGAGTGTTAATAAGTCTAGTGTAGAATACGGTGGTTCTGCTATTTGGACGGCTACTCCGAGTACTGGCTATAACTTTAGTAAGTGGTCTAATGGTTCTACAACTAATCCTCTTACAGTTTCTAACATTACTACCAATACTCATATTACTCCGGTATTTGTTCTTAAGTCATATACTGTAACTTGGAATCCTAATGGTGGAACTGTAGATCCTACATCAACTACTAAGACTCATGGTTCTACTTTAGGCACATTACCTACTCCGACAAGAGCTGCTGATACCCAATACACTTATACATTTAAGGGTTGGTTTACAGCTGCAACAGGTGGTACTCAAGTATCTGCATCTACTACTGTAACAGGAAACGTTACTTATTATGCTCAGTGGACTGCTACTCCTAGAAGTTACACTGCAACATTTAATGGTAACGGTGGTGGTACTCCTAGCCCATCAACTATTACTAAAACGTATGGTTCAGAATTAGGTACTCTTCCGACTTGTTCTAGGACAGGTTATACATTCCTCGGTTGGTACACAGCATCTAGTGGTGGTTCTAAGATTTCAACTACTACTAAGCTGACTGCTAATGTTACTTACTATGCTCAATGGTCTATTAATAGTTATACTTTAACCTATAATGTTAATGGGGGTAATGCAGTAAGTCCTACTTCTAAGAGCGTTCAATACGGAAGTGCTTATGGTACTTTACCGACGCCTACTAAGAATTCGGATGCTGAATTTACCTATGCATTTGCAGGTTGGTACACTGCTGCTAGTGGTGGAACGCAAGTTACTGCTAATACGACAATGGGTGCAGGTAATACTACAATATATGCACATTGGACTGCAACTAGACGGAGTTATACAATAAGTTATCAAACAACATACGGGTCTTTGAATAGGACTAGTCAATCTGTTGCTTATGGGTCGAAAGGCTCTTGTACTTTGACTATGCCTGCAAATGATGCTCAGTACACTTATACTTTCCGAGGTTGGTATACTGCTGCTAACGGTGGTGGAACTGAGGTTGGTTCTTCATTAACTTTAGAGACACCAAGTGTAACAGGTGCTACTACTTATTATGCTTATGTGACCAGAGTTACAAATAAGTACACCTTTACATTTAATGCTAATGGTGGTAATACTCCTTCTTCTTCATCTATAAATAAAAATTATGGTGAAGCTATTGGAACGTTACCTACTTGTTCAAGAGCTGCGGATAATACTTATACGTATACGTTCGCAGGTTGGTTCGATACTTCTGCTACTAGCGGTGGTACTCAATTAACTACGACAACTAAGGTTACTTCTAATAAGACTTGGTACGCTAGATGGACTGCAACTTATAAGAATTATACAGTTACTTGGAATGGTAATGGTGGTACTCCTAGCAAGTCTAGTAGTTCATTCCATTACAATGATGCTTTAGGAACTCTTCCTACTGCTACAAGAACTGGATATACTTTTAAGGGATGGTCTACGTCAGCTAGTGGTTCTGTTAATGTAAGTACATCTACTAAAGTTACTGGTAATGTTACTTACTATGCTGTATGGCAAATTAACAGTTATACACTGACTGTAACTGCGGGTACAGGTGGTACTGTTAGTGGAGGTGGTACTTACGATTATGGTGCAACTGCTACATTAAAGGCTACACCGTCTGCCGGTTATCACTTTGTTAAATGGAGTGATGGTAATACGAATGCTAGCAGAACTGTTACTGTTACTGGAAATGCTACTTACACTGCAACGTTTGAACAAGATCCTTATTTGAATCTTGATAAAACTAGTCTAACGTTTGAAGCTGCTGGTGGTACACAAACTGTCAAAGTAACTTCTAATGTTAATTGGACTGTTTCTTAAACTTTTAAATGTTCCGCTACGCTTTGCAGACCCCAGTAGGGGAATAGCTTGTGGGGCGTGCGGAACTTCAAACTTTTTTACGAATAATTAAATTTTTATCATTATGATTGGAGATTCTGCTTTGAATGAAAGAGCAACTACTGTTGAAATTGGTGGTTTAGTTGATGGAGTTGGTGCACCTGTTATGCGCGCCGCATATGCTTTGAAAGCTAAACCTAGTTGGATTACGTTATCCGCTGTTGAGGGTACTGGTAACTCAAAAGTAAGTGTTACTGCTCCGGTTTATAAAGGTCGTAACGGACGTTCTGGTTTGATTACAGTTACTGTTGAAGACTTGACTGAAGACGTTACTTTGCAACAGGAAGGCTCTACGATTTGGGATGTTACTACTCAATCGTTGGCTTTCGTTAAAACGGGTGAAGCTAAGAAGTTCACTGGTAACTCCAACTTAGCTTCTATCACGTTTGCTGTTGATTCTAACGCTTCTTCTTGGTTGACTGCTGGTAAATTAGAAGTTGCTACTAAACAATATAATTCTGGCGCATCTATCGAAGGTGACCCTGGAGCAGATGATATTTACGCTTTCGAAATTACATTTACCGCTGCTGCTAACCCGACGGTTAAAACTCGCTCCGGTAACATTACCGTAAATGGTCAGAAATACACTGTAACTCAAGCTGCTGGTGATGCTACTCTGTCTGTATCTCCGACTTCATTGACTTTTATTGCTGCTGGAGAAACTAAACAGATAACGATTACTACGAATACCGCTTGGACTATTTCGTAAATCGTCTGTTAATTTGATTATAGGTCTAATAGGTACTAATGTGCTTATTAGACCTTTTGTTGTATATACAGATATTTAAACTATGGAAGAAACAATTATTTTTAATCTTTTTAATTCTATAAGTTTTGCGTTTATTGCCATTGTACTTTTAACTACTTATGGCATTAATGAGATTATCACTAAGATTACTAAAAAGAAACTACCGAGATATTTCAAGTCTCTTGTTAGCTTAATTGTAGGTATTGCAACTATGGGGCTTTACTTATACAAATTAGATGCTTCATTGGAAACGGTGCTGCTATCTTTTCTGATATGTACCTTTGGGTATGATTTAATTATCAAACCTATACTCAAAGCTATAAAACGGCATTTTGCTGATTCTAAAAGCGTATAATCGCGAACTAAAGAAGTGCTACTGTTAAATTGCATAGTACTCCCTTTTGTCATATCCAGGAAAATCATTGTTCGCTTAAATCATCGACTAAACGTTCTATTAATGATTTAAATTCCTTTAGGTACGACACCTGTGACTTATACTAATTTGAATAAGCTCTTATTAATTAGAGATATTCAAGAGATTGCTAAAACTTATATCAATGATGATAGAAGTTATCGTTGGATTTGGAAGAACAAAATTGCTGACGTATATCATATTGGTTATGTAACTTTTATGAATTACATTAGTGATCCTGATGGTTATGAAGGTATTGCTTTCCAAAGATGGTTAGCTGATATTAAAGCTCAAGACAATGAAGTGCCTTGACAGAGATTCATCTAATTAGTTTTGGTTGCAGGTGTTATTTATATCAAGGCAATTTTAATTATTCCTAATCCGACTACTGGTTTCGCTGGTAGTCGGATTTTTTTGTTTATAGCAACTTATTCAAACACGCAAGTATGAATTATAAAACACGTTGTGTAATGAGTGGTATTTTTATTGCTATGTTGAACTTGATTGGTGTTATTATTTCATCTATTGGTGTTGTCTTCGTAAAAGAATGGATTGTTAAGAAGAGAGGTAAGGTTGTTACTAATTTTCTTACATCTAAAGCAGAATGTTGGATGCAACTCGATAAAATAGCCTCAAACATTAGAGAATCTCTTAATGCTAAAGGTGTTTACATTGCATACTTTCATAATGGTGGTAAGTTCTGTAATGGTATTAATATGGATAAGTTTACTGTTATCGCAGAAGATTACGATATTAGTATTACAGATCCTTATAAGAATCGTTATAAGAATGTTCTTACTTCTATTATGCCTTATACTATTCTACGCTTATACAGAGATAGTAAGTACATTTTCCGTATGAGTGCTTTGACAAAGTATCATTCTAATATGTATGTTGGAGATCTTCGTTCACGTGGATGCAATACTGCTATTAGCATTCTTATTCGTGACTTGAAAACTGATATACCTATTGGCTTTCTTAGTGCTGAGTTCGAGCTTGACTTTGAACCTGACGCTGAAATGATGCAAACCTTCTGGAAAAATCACAATCGTATTTCTCGCAATATGACTATGGTTATAGATGCGACAGAAGATACCATTAAAAACTAAAATACCATGACTGTTATTTACGCAAGAACTAGTCTGCCATCAAGGTGTGGTAGAGGTTTCAAAAATCAAAAGAACGTTATTAGAGTTACTAACCGATATACTAATGCTGGTCCATGGCATGGGGTTGTTCTAGTTAAGAATCGTCCTATTATGATCATAGGTGGTTCTGATACTCCTGAACTCGAATTGTCTACTAATCTTCTTAAATTTATCCCTAGAGGTGAAACTAAGGAGCTTGGTATTACTACTAATAAATCTTGGCGAATTGTTTAATGTATTATTATGACAACACTTAATCAATTAGGAAGTAAGATTTCTAATATATTAGGTAAGCCCGGTGATCATAGCATTCAAGAGAGAGCTAAAGATGCTTGTAAGGCACTCTTTGCTACTTTTATTCGTCAGAGTATTGAGCGCAATGGTGTAGATGAGGTGCTTAAAGTTAGCTTTAATGTTCCTCTTATCTGCGTTCCGCTTACCGATATAGAAAACACATATGCGGGAATTGGTGCTAAAGATATGGTTCTTACTACTGAGCATCGAGTTCCTACACCTTTACGTATGCCTAATGATGCACCTTTTCTTCATGTTTATACTCAACATGATGATGGAAGTCTTATTACATATAAGTACGCTAATAATAGCGTAGTTCCGCTCCTTACCACAGTCTATTCCCCTACTGGGGTTTGGGGAGTGTATCAAATCGTTAATGGTAAACTTAAAATTATTATCAAAAATACTCTCAAAAACTTTGAGATTGATGCTAAAAATTATAAGTTTGTAACAATCGTGTATGTAGCTGAAAATCCTGCTGAGGTTATCACTATGTATATGGAAGATGATGGTCAAGATATTGAACTTCCTCTTCCAGCTGATATGATAGAACGTATAACTTATGAGGTTCTTAGAACTGAATTTGGTATTAAGCCTACAGAACACGAAGTTAAGATTATTAGTGATGCAACTTATGCTCCTAATGATCCTAATGGTACTCAACGTTTAATCCATAATAAAGTAGAATAAACTATATGGAATCCATGCACTATTACCACGACTATCTCGAACAATGTTATAACACTATCGAGAAATTAAGTACTGATCTTCATAACATTTATGTTAGACGTAACAATCTAGCTAATATCTGTTATGCTAATCTGAATCTTCTTGAATCGAATGGAATAACTAAAGAGATTATTAATGATCTTATTTTAGGTAAACGAGTTAAAGGTGTTAAGCTCTTACGTAAACTTAATTGGAGTGACGAAGCTAAAGCAGTATCTCTTCGTATTACGTTCAATCGTTTTGTTTATTTATCTACTATTCGTATTCCTAAACTTCTTGCTATTATTAGATATTACGATTGGATGTGTCGTATTCCTTATCCGATATTTAATCAAATACAGAGAGGTCTTAATAAGTCTCTAATTGAGAATCTTATTCGTGGTGATAGTGTTTCTTTAGGTACTTACATTGGTAAGTTTCAAGTTCAACGTGCTGTTGCTAGAGAATCTGTTGATTGGGCGGCTTCGTTTCGTCTTAGAGATGAGATGATTGCTGCTGGTATCGAAGTTAAGAGTTTTATTAATCCTTATGGTAAGAATTGGCACGTTAAATCTGATAATCCGTATTATTGGTTCTGTAAATGGATACGTCATAATATGGGTGTTGATGTTGTACCTAATCAAATATTCTATAAATTTAAACCTAATCATTGTCATATAAACATTATGACTAGCGATAAGGTGCTTAGGCATAAATCTATAGAAGAAGTTATTAAAGCGGATAATCTTGCATTTGATGCTAAACTCAAATACATGATTGAACATGATAAAACTATTATGGATAGATATCCGCCTACTAAAAGCAAAAGAGAACGTATTAAAAACAATGAAGTAGATGAATACATTAGACCAAAACTTGATTAGTTCTAGTGTTGTTATTCATAGGATTATAGAAGATTATGATGTTCATTCTATGGACTTTATGACTCGTATTCCTACTTGGATATGTGAAGCTCTTGCGGATTTAAATATTCAACAGCATCTTATTAATGTTGGTAAAGTTATCGACTTTGATGAGTATCGTTGTGAGATTCCAGAGGGTTGTGAGAATATACGTCTTGTTACAATTAATGGTAAACGTGCGGATTTTACTACTAATCCTGCTCCATTTGAGCATGATGATGGAAATTATATACCGCTCGCCGTTTCATTCCCGATAGGAGTAAACCTTACAGAGAATGTCGTTTTTGACTTCATACGGACGATCTCCGGCAGTTTATATACGTATTCGATTAATGGGTCGTATTTGCATTTAAATGTCAGAAAAGGCACGCTAGGCGTCTTATTTCACGGGTTGCCAATGACACTTGACGAGATTCTTAAAATCAATGTTCCTCTTATACCTAATAATGATGTTCTTATTGATGCTCTAAAGAACTTTGTTATGATGCGTATTCTTCAACGTAATTACAGGCATCCTGTTTTAAATCTTAGAGATAGTAATCCTTATACTAATCCGGCACTTGCTTACGATAATGCTAAAATTAAAGTTCGCAATGCTTGTAATAGGCTTACTAAAGATAAACGTGATGATTGTAGTAGGTCGTTATTAAACTTCTTAAATATGAAAAATCATTATGTGAACGGCTATGAAAGTAAACGCAGGTCTTTATCCTAACGCGAATCCGTCATTAGTCAATAGTGATACTAAGTCTTATGCACTTAATGTTCTATATAACGAGGATGGTGAGACTCTTATCAATGAAAATGGATTTGAGAAACATCATGATTATTCTGATTATGGTCAGTGTATTGGCACCATTCCGATTCCCGTTGGAGTGGTGCTTTTTTTCGTTAATAGAAACGGTGCTAATCCTAGTGTACCTGACGGAGACTATATTATATGGCATAGTGATGAAACTATTGAAGGTGATATAAAGTATTCAGATGTTATTTATAAAGCTCCTTTAGTTGGTGATAATACGGTTTTAAACTTTAGTGAAGATCGTCCTATTACTGGTGCTTATTCTTATAACAAAAATAATCATCTGATTATTACTTTTACAGAAGGTAATTCGACTGCTGCTAATGAAACTCGTTTGATGAATCTTAATACCTTTTGTGATGACTATAATCTCGCAAAAGACTATTCTGATGATACTACGACTATTTACAGCTTAGGTACTGAGTTAATTAAAGAGAAACTATTGAATCTTATACCTGATGTTGAATATCCTACATTAACAGTTCAGTCTATTGATGGTGGTGGTTTACTTGCAGGCTCATATCAATTTGCTGTTGCATATAAACTTAAAACCGGAGATTATACTGACTATTCTTTGTTATCTCCTACATACTTTGCTGCACCTAAATACAATGAAAGTATTAAAGCTGGTCAGCTTACTTCTCGTAAGTTTCAAATTGATATTACTAATATAGATTCTCAGTTTGATGAATGTAAACTTGGTATTATCTATAAAGGCAAAGATGAAGAGAAAGCTTATGAGTATGAGAATATTGATATTAAAGGTAAAAATAGTACAACGGTTTATATCAGTGGTATCAATAGTTTGAATACAGTTACTCTTAATGATATTGTAATTGGTAATATTTCATATATTAAAGATCAAGCTCATACTAATTTTAATTCACAACTTATTCGTGCTAATGTTAGTATGAATGATATTACTGGTCTTGACAAGCATATTAAAGATAAAAATCTATGTACTGCTAATGGTCTTAATGGAACTGGTAATATCAAAATTAAAGAAGAACTATTCAAATCTGTTGGTGATAAAGGTGACTTTGAAAAGAAAGATCTTTCTAATGATACTTGTATCAAAGATAATGAATACTACTTCTTATATTTAGGTCTTATTGATTATAAAGGTAAACTTATTAATGTTTATCCTATTTATAATACTCAAAAGAGTAGCTATTACTTTAAGACTTCTAACTTCAATATGACCGGTAGTGATGGTGCTGTTAAACATCGTATGTTTAGATTTAAATTCGATCCTACTGATTTCTTTTCTAAACTTTTTAAAGATACTACCAAAATTAAAACAGCTGATGGTCTTGAAGAAGTTGGAGTTGTTGCTCGTAAACAAATTAAATCTTGGGTTGTTTACATGGCTCAACCTAATAGTTCTAATAGTAATTGGTGTTGTCAATCACTTGTTGTTCGAGATTTAGCTTATTCTAATGTAGTTGGTAATAACTATAAAGGTGCTTTTGCTTCTCGTGATAGATATAGACTATATCCTCTTGAATATCTGATTGAAAAAAAGACTATGCCACAAGTTAAAGCTTATAGTGTTCGTAGTGCTTATGAACGTATGACTTGGAGGCATTGTTTTAATCGTCAAAAGAATGATACTAAAAATGAGAAAGGGGATAGTTCTGATTTATGGGACGAAGGTGGTGATTTGATTCAATCAGTTCTTCTTTCTGATTCGCTTATTGTTAATGGTAGACTTAATGGACCTACTATTAAACCTGAATTTATTGCTAATAATAATTCAGCCGTTTCAAATATAGCTGCTGATTCTAGTTATAAATTTAGTAAAAATGATGATCTCGATGATAACGCTATGTTTGATAGTAAATATTATCCAAATGAATGGAATAATAAAAGTTATCAACGTGTTACTATTACTTATGAAAATGGTGACTTATTAGATCCCGGATTTGAATATAACAAAATATGTAAAGATTATTCTGCTGCTGGTGAATGGAAAGGTGATGATAATCCAAATAGTCATGGGGATGATAGAACTGTTGCAAGATTTCAATGGTATTCTATTATTGAAAATAATCGTGCTATTATAGATTGTTATTATCATGATCGTAATGCAGATGATATATTCAAAACTATTGATGTTTATGCTCAGAATCTTTCTTGTATATCTCCTATTGTTAGAGTTAAATATCATCCTGTAACATATACTGCTACTACAAAAGCTCAATATCTCAAAGGTGATACATTTGTTGCATTTATAACTCAACGCTGTGTTGCTCCTGCTGCTGGTTTCCAACATGAAGGGGCAGGTGCTACTATTGCTAATTGTCATAGAATTATCATTAGTTATTTTATATTTAGTCGTATGAATCTTCAATGTCGTCATGATGGGCTTGGAGTTAATAGTAGTGCTTATAAGATATTCGAACGTAATATTTCTAATACTGCCGAGAATGATATTGAGAAAGCTATTCGTTGGGCTCCTAAGAATAATTATTATCAAGAAGCTGATAACTTAGGTCATGTTAGTTATCCTATTGATAACTTTTGGAATACCGAGGATGGTAAGTGTTATGAGACTTCTATGAATTGGGATGGTTTTAAAGATGCTGTTATTATTAAAAAGATTGACGATATTAAAACCTTTCCTTCTCGCATTATACGTTCAGATGTTAATCCTAGTGAATCTACTGATATTGGTTGGCGTCGATATAAAGCTGATGCTTATAAAGATGTTTCAATTCAAAAAGGTGCTATCGAGAATGTTCTATCTGATGATATTGCTTTATATATTCAGCAACAATATACATTACTTGTAGCTGCAATTAAAGATACTTTAGGTAACAATGATGAAAATACAACTTATGTAGGTACTTCTGATTTGTTTCAACGTGAACCTAAAGAAATTATTTATAGCACTACTGGTAAAATTGGTTGTAACAATCGTTTTAGTGCTATTATTACGCATCGTGGTTATCTTGTTTGTGATGTCGAAAAAGGTGAGATTTATCTTGTTAAAAACGACCAAAGCGTAAGCGAATTATCTGATTTGGGCTTCAAAGAATGGTTTAAAGAGCATATTTACGCTAATGCTACTAATCCATTGTCGCATAGTGGATGTTTCTTTACATACGATGAAATGCACCAAAGATTTATATTCACTAATAAGATTATAGATAAAAACGGTGCTATTGACTTGTATAAGTCTTATTCTATCTCCTACTCATTAAAGACTAACTTATGGACGTCTTTTCACTCGTATATCGGAGATTATTCATACATTAACCGGCATGGAATCTTCTATATAACTAAAGGTTCTCTTTTTAAGACTGATGCTAAGAATAAAGGTATTTACTTTGATGATGTTATTCATCCTAGTGTTGTTCAATTCATTTATGCTACTGAGCCTACTATAAGTAAACTCTTTAAGCATATTGAATGGCGTAGTCAGCTTATTAATGGTCTTATGAATAATGAAGATAATATACGTTATCTCTATAATAAAACTATTGATTGGTTGATGTTTCATACTGATGTTCAGTGTACAGGTCTTATGCCTATGAGTGTTAGTCCTATTTGGTGGGATAATGAAACTCTTAAATATAAAGCTGGTCGTTATCTTTGGAATCGCATTGAAGATTTCGTTGAGAATGATCATGGTCAATGGAATCCTAATCCTAATCTTATTAATTTTATGGATAAAGATGCTATTGACACTCTTATTGAACTTTCAGCTAAATATCAAAAGCCTTGGTATGATATTGCTAAGTTTCATAATGCTTGGACTTATATAACTATGATATATGAGAATAAGTTCTTTAGTCAAGAAGCTGATGATTATGTAGATGATATTACTAAATATCCTGACGCTACTCAGCTTGATTTAAGACTTACTAATATTGAAGTTATGATTGACAAAGATACTCGTTTATAATTAGTGTTGCTCTTTAACGATCTCCAGACCCCGGTAGGGAAAGAGCTTGTGGTAAGGAGCAACACTCTGCAAATACTATTAGTATGCCAAATAAATATAAACGTACTAAGGTCGCTGATGATGCTCAAGCTAGACGTCTTCTTATTGATATTTTTACTAAGTATCATCAAAGTAAAGATATTAATAATAGATCTCTAGGTTTAGCTATTCAAGCTCTTGATAAAGAGAGTAATACTAAAGGTCTTATAGGTCGTCCTGAGATTCATAAGATTGATTCTCTTTATCAAGTCGGTGCACCTGTTCGTGAAGTTGTTAAGTATATAGCAGAGACTGGTGTTGGTACTAAAGGTTACAATACTAAAGTCTTTACACCTCAACAACTAGCTGATGATGGTGTTATTAAACGTATGCGTGATTTTTACAAATATGCTAAGAAGCGTGGTCTTAATCATGCAGCTGCTACTGGTTTAATGTCTATGGTTTATGGTGAGACGTTAAATGATTCGATTGATGATCTATTTTCATCTAATAAGACTCAGAGAGCTACTGCTAAAGGTGATAATAGAATTGTTAATCATGGTTTATTTAGTTTTGAGAATCTACGTAAATGGAATGATAAGAAAGATAAAGGTAAACCTAAAACTAATTGGGTTGAAGATCCTAATTATACTTATGGTAGTTATCAATCTTATCTTAAAGCTAATAAACGTAAAGATAGTTTAGAATCTCAATTTGATTATTATCTTGATACTTATTTACCTTCTAAAGATAATAAATTTAGTATAGATAAAGTCAATGCTATGTCGGCTGAAGATGCTTCTGTTTACTTTATGAAGAATCAAAAACCGAATTTTACTGTTGATGATTCTACAACTAAAACGCTTAGAAGTCGTGCTAACTTCTTATTTAAATCTGAATTTAATAATGGTGGTATGATTAAAAACATTTCAACTCTTAAAGCTTACCCTCGTCGACGTAGATACGTTGGTGGAGGTGAAGTTGCATTTAGAGATAGATTCGGGGATGTTCAAGGTCATAGTTATGGAGTTGAGAAAGGTATTCAAGGAGCTTCTACAATGTCTGGTTTAAGTACCGGTGCTACTATTGGCGGGGGACTTGGGGCGGGAGTTACTGCTGCGGCTGCCGCTGGATCTTCTGCTTTAGCTGGTACAACTCTTGGAGCTTGGGCAGGTCCTATTGGTATAGCAGCAGGTGCTATTATTGGTGGTATTGTTGGACTGTTTGGAGGTCGTCGTAAGAAACGTAAGGCTAAAAAAGCTGCTGAAGAAGCTGATAGGCAACGTCAGATTGTTGCAGGCAATGAACGTATTCTTCAAGATGAACTTAAATTATCCAACACTGCTCAACAAGAAGGTGTTCTTGATATATATGGTGATTCTAATATCACAGGTGTTACTGGTTATCAAGATGATGCTAGCTTCGGTAGTGACTTAGTTCAACCTACTGTTCAAGGTACTCCATTTAGTGATGTTGATCCTAGTTCTGCTTTTGGTAGAATTGCTGTTCGTTGTGGTGGAAGACTTAAACGTAAACGTTGTGGTGGTAAAGCTAAACGTTATGCTGATGGTGGTATGATTGAAGAAACATCTTCTAATACCGCAGAAGTTAATGGTCCTTCTCATGAACAAGGTGGTGTTCCTTATGGACCTAATGCGGAAGTAGAAGGTGGTGAAGCCCTTATGACTGACGCAGATAACGCTTATGTATTCTCTGATACTTTGAAGTATAATGGAACTACATTTGCTGATCTTGCTAAACCTCTTATGAAACATAAAGGTTATCTTGAAAGTTCTCTTCCAATTAAATCTATGATGCTTGGTAGAATGCTTTCTCTAACTGACCGTAGTACGTATGCAATTGATCGTAATACTAACAGTCGTAACGCTGAGAAAGCTAATGCTGATCTTCAAAGAACTAATGCACAAATTGCTGCAATTCAAAATGAACTCGCACAACTCTATAATCTTCAAGAAAGTATGAAAGCTGAATCCGGTATGGAAGCTGAACCTATTGAAGCTCGTTGTGGAGGTAAAATTAGAAAGTATTATGATGGTGGTCAAATTGTTAATAGCCTTGTTCCTATTTATGATATTCAACGGAATAATAGTCTGGGTTCTACTACGGGACAAGAAGTAACTTTTACATCTAATGATAAAACTCAAATTCAAAATCCTTTAACTACTATTCAACAAGGTTTGCGTTGTGGTGGTAGAACTCGCAAATATGCTGGTGGTGGTTTTATAAGTCCGGGATTTGTTTCTGAAGTTGGTGGTAATCTTATTGGTGGTATAAGTCAGCTTATCACTAATAAAGGTTTAATTAATCGTATGGAAAGTATGCGAGTCCCTGAGACTCCTCTTATGGATCGTGTAGAACTAGAAACTGATATAAATACTGACGCTGAAATTGGAGATATTAATAATACTGTTCGTAGTCTTGAAAAATATATTACAAGTAACAGTTCTAATTCTCAAGTTGCTCGTCAGTCTATATTGCTTGCTAGAACTCAAGGTTCTCGTATGCGTAGTAGAGTTAAACAAGATGAACATAATAAAGAAGTTGAGCTTCGTAATCGTTCTCGTATGGCTAACGCTGAAATTGCTGCTATAAATAGTCAAATTAGAGCTGAGAATGAAGTTAATAAGTTTAATCATCAAATGGAGATTGTTCAACGTAGAAGTCAACAAGGAGCTGCTATTGGCGATATGATTGCTAGTTTAGGACGCTCTATTGGTACTGCTTATCAATCTAAATTTGATATGGAGAACTTACAAACTGCTAATCTTATTAGTGTTCTTAAAGATGATAAATCTAGGGATTATATTTTTGATAATATGCCTAAAGATACCCTTATGCGAATGTTTGGAATCAGTAGTCTTAAAGATCTTAAAAAGATTCAAGGAGGTTCTACTGTTCCTAAACGTTCATTTCGTACTAAACGTTTAAACAGAAGAGGTTCTGTTGTTCCTGATGCTGTTACTATGCCGGATTACTATTATAATTTTGCATAATGCTATACGTTTTATACATATTGACTTAAATCCTACACCCTCTATCGTTAATTCGGTAGAGGGTATTGTTGTTTATAATAACTTACATGATATGGCAGTTAGACTAAAATATGCTGATCTTACTTATGTCAAGCAGCCTGATGCTAGACCTCTGGACTTGACGTCATTTAGAGAAGCTGGTGCAGCTATAACGGCTGCTGCTGATAATCTGCAAGAACGTGCTATTCGTAATGAAAACGCATATAATGAAATGGCTATTAAGATGTCTGAATACAATGCGATTCAAGGTGCAGATGAAGAAGCTCTTGCAGGTAAAATTAATGAAACTCAAGAACACATTAAAGCTAAAGTTGATGAAGATGGAGGATGGTTCTTTGCTGATACAGCTGTTAGCGATGGTGCTCGTAAGTTTCTTACTGATGAAGGTGTTAAAACAATTCTAAGTAATAAAGCTCAATTTGATACTCTTATGCAACAGAATGAAGCTAGTGATGCTCCTGAAGAATATAAAGCTGCAAATAGAGCTATGATTCTTGAGAAGTTTAATAAAGCCGGTGGTAGTCTTGGCGGTAATGGTAAACAATCAATTACTGCATTTGGTACTGCTCTTGGTAAAGGTCATGATCGTTCTGTATATCAAAAAGAGCTTCTTGAAATGATGAAAGCATGGAAAGCTGATAAGCGTTCTGTATTTAATGCTGAATTTATTAAAGATGCTACTGATTTGATGAATATTCCCGGTACATCTGAACAAGTACAAGCTACTGTTCAAAAGATTATTGCTGATAGAGGTGGTAATCTTTCCGGTGTTCTTACTCGTGATAGTACAATTGAATCGGTAACAGAAGATGAGATTCGTGAAGTATTTACTGCTGTTCTCTCAACTAAACCTGAATTTAGAACAGCTATGGCTAAAGAAGCTGAAATTGATAAGTGGCTTAATAGTAAACAAGGTGGTACTAATAGTTCACTTGTAACTAATGCACTTAAACAATATGTTGCTACTGACCCTAAGATGCAACAAACTTTATTATCATCTTCCGATTTTGCTAAACTTACTAGACAACAACAAGCTATTGCTATGCAAGATCCTGCTGTTATTCAAAAGTATATTGATCAAGGTATGGCAAATAGTATGAGTGCTTTGCAGCAACAATCTAATGAATCTGATGAAGCTTATCAAGTTCGCATGGGTGCTACTTATAATAAAATCTATACAGAGCAAAATATAAGCTCATTACTGAATATGGCTAAGATTGGTGCTTATACAGCTGTTGAAAGTAAGACTGATGTTAAGTGGTTTGATAATCTTCTTCTTGATTCTCTTAAAGCTAAAAGAGAACAACTTGAAAAGATTAAAGGTCAAATGACTGAATCTATTGGTTTTACTAGAGCTAATCTTCCGGGTAATGCTATGATTGCTGTAGTAGATGCAAACATTAAAATAGCTACAGAAGCTTTAGATAATGCTAAGGCTACTATGGTTAAATATGAAGGTGCAGAAGATGATCAATCTCGTTATCTTTATCAGCAAGCTGAAAAGTCTTATATTGATGCCCAAAACATTATTCAACAAAATAATGCTATTTATGATTCAATGTTTAGACAACTTGATGGTAATAATCCTGATCATAGTGAAGTTATCGAAGATACTAAAGCTGAACTTTTAAGTTATTACCGAGGAGATAATAAAGATGAACTTGCAGCTGCTATTAAAAGTCTTAAACGTCCAGAAGATATAATTAATACTTTCTTACGATACGGTGAAGGTGCTGAATTGAAAGACTTTAGAGCTAGCTTATCTTATACTGGATTTATAGATAAAGGTAAAGTTGATAAAAGTAATCTTACTAGATATTTTTTAACTGCTGCAAATAATGTAGGTATTAAACCACAAACAACACCTATTACTTTATTTACTCCTATTAGTAATAACAAAGCTGCATTCAGTGATGCACTTGATGGTGTTGCTAGACTTCTTGAAGATAATGCTGGTATTTGGAATTTTGCTACTGCAAGTCTTGGTGATGATCCTGAGAATGCTAAGTTCTTAGAAAAGGTTATCGGTATGCCTTTGACTTCTAGTGAAGATTTTAAAGATATATTTAGTTCTCGTAAGAGTGGTTCTGATAATAACGCTGTATATCAGATGTCAGCTAGAAATCTATCTATTGGTTCTGATGCTACAGGTCGTTTATATTTGAAAGTTACTATACCAGCTCAAGGTGATAATCAAGTTCCTAGAGAAGCTATATTATATACTGATGACGATGGTGCTAATATGGCTCTTAGAGATGCTATGAGAAAAGGTGCTCAATGTTCATACAATCAAGCTATGACTAATCCTTATGATGCTTATCAAAGGCAAACAGCTAATGAAATTATGGCGTTTAGTGGAAATATTGAACAGCTTGGTGCAGATCTTTCTCGTATTACTAATCCTCAAGAACGTTCTCTAAATAGATTTAATACTATTGGAGATCAAATGGTAAGTAATGTATCTCAAGCTCTTGATGTTATTACTAATGATACTAATATTGATCCTCGTGGTAACTATTATCCTATAACCTCTGGTGATTTTAAATATAATATTACTAAGCATCCTAGTGGTACTTATAGTGTTAATGTTCAAAAATATAATCCAGCTTTGAATCGTTACGTTAATATTGAATACGCTAAAGGTTCTTTAAATTATTCTTTTGCTGATAATGTTTCTTTACGTAATAATTTACCTGCATTGATATACAAACTTAATCATGGTAATGAACTTAAAGAAAACTTCATTCCTACTCAATATCTTACTCCTCAGCAAAAGAGTGCTTATGATGTTTCTTATTGGTCTAATGATCCTCTTATGTTAAGATAATATGCCTAACGATAAAATGTATGAAGCAATACCTCTATTTGGAGAGGATGGTAAGATTCAATATAATGGTGAAGTTAAACCTATATTTGATCAAATAGGTTCTCAATCACCAGATAATCGTATGGATAATGACGAATATCTGAATCTTACTAAAAAACATAACGGTAGCATAGGTATTACTCCTAGTAACTATCGTAATTATGTAGAGAGTCGTGCGAGAAATCAATCTACTTGGAATCGTATTGGTAACTCTCTTGTTCAAACTATTGGAGAAATAGTTGGAGGTACAATAGAAAGTGCGGGTTCATTGCTCGCACTTCCTGCTAAACTTGTAGGAAGTGATGAGGCTTATACTCGTAATTTCTTAGAACGTATTGGTAATTCTATTAATGAAGGCACTAGAGAAGCATTTCCTATTTATATGACTGAACAAGCTCAAAGTGGTAGTTTGTTAGATCGTATGGGTGGAGGTGGTTATTGGGCGTCTATGGTTCCCTCTATACTAGGTAGTGCTGCTAGTATAATGCTACCTGCTCGTGGTGCTTCTCTATTACTTGGAAAAGCTTTTAGAGGTGCTGTGAATCTTGGAAGTAAATCTAAATACGTTAAAGATGTATTTGGTATTGCTAATGAAATGCAGAAAGCAAAAGCTCTAAGTGGTGCTAGTAAAATTGCTGATGTTTATGGTTCTGCTGTAATTAGTAGAGTACTTGATTCTTCACGTGAAGCCTATGGTACTTATGAACAAGAACGTGAATGGTTTCTTAATAATTATGAGAACTATGTTGAACGTGATGAAAATGGTAATGCTATTCTTAAAGCTCCGGGATTAGAAGAAGTTCCTCTAAATGATACTAATATTGAAAGTATTGCTGATAGATATGCAGATAATGCAGCTTCTAAAGGTTATTGGAGATCTATGTCTAATATAGCTTATGACGTAGTTGAATGGATGAATATCTTAGGTACTGCTAAAACTCTTACTAAAGCAACCAGAGATAACATTCGTAAAGCTATGGCGACTGGTGATAAATTTGCTATAGTTCGTACATTAAATGCTATACCCAATGCTGATAAAGGTCAAATTCTTAGAGCTATTGGAGGTTTCGCTGGAGGTTCTCTTGCTGAAATGGCAGATGAAATGACTATGAGTATTGCGATGCAAGAAGGTACTCATGCAGCTCGTAAAGATTTTGGTTTACTTTCTGATACTGACTCTCTTACTGATTTTAGCATAAGAGCTGGTAGTTATCTTAAAGATCCTGATATTTGGACTGAAGGTATTGGCGGTCTTTTAGGTGGTGTTGGTATGCAAGCTATAATGCCATTTATTGAAACTAAGATCAATAAGCGTGGTATTGAAAGAGAACATGAATATCTTAAAGGTATTGAACGAGCTACAGAAGCTATGCGTTCAGGTCTTGATGGTATTGTTGAATCTCTTGCAGAAGGTGATATTGTTGGTGCTAAACTGAAAGAACAAGAAGCTATTCTTAATCAAGTTGCAGCTAATAGTCTTGATGGTTCACTTGAGTTCTATAAAGAGATGCTTAGAAATATGAGTGCTTCTCTTAAAGAAATTCAATCTATTAAAGATAGAAAAGATAGAAGTGAAGCTATTAGTGCCGAAGAACAAATTGCACTTGATAAAGGTGAATCTCTGCTTGCAAATGCTGATTACTTTGAACAGACTCTTAACAAGATTGAAGCTGTTGAAGATATTTACAATAAACATTTCGATGCAGTCAATGGTACTACCGACAAAAATCTCTATGAATATCAACGTCGTATTGCTACTCTTGAAGCTCAGAAAAGACTTAATGAACTAGAACTCGAAACTATCACAGCTAATCCTGCTGAATATCAAAAGCGTGCTGCCGAATCTAAAGAGTATCTTAGTAATTATGTTGATTCTAAATATACAGATGATGCTACTCGTATAGCTAAGAAAGCTGATATAAATACTTATGCTGAAAACAATGCAACTCTTGAAGATGCTAAAGCTGCATTAAGTGTTTACGATAAAATGATTGCTAGTCTTAAGAAACAAATAAGTGAACTTGAAAATGCAATCGCTAATGCTCCTAAAGATGCTACTGCTGAGCAATTACTAGGGCTTAAAATAGCTCTTAAAGGTGCTAATAGTAAACTTGAATCTTACAATAAAACTCTTAGTGATATTAGTAATATTCGAGATACAGCAACTAAAAACATTGAAGCTCTTAATTTAAATAAAGATGATAAAGAGGCTGCTCAACAAGCTAGAACTCTTTTATCTAATCTTACTAATCCGGAAGAAGCTAAACGATTCTATGAAAATAGAAGAACTGCTATTGATGCTGAACTTGATTATTATCGTAATGGTAATGGATTTGAAGATATTAAAGATCAAATTAAATTATATGAAGATGAAATCAAAGCTTCTACTGATAAAGATCTAACTGATGAACTTAATACGTATCAAACTTCTGAAGCTTTACAAGCGGATGAATCAAAGTTCTCTGATTCAGACACAAGAAAAGCTGCATACAATGCCCGTCTTGCTAGACTACAAAGACAAGAATCTGACACTAAAGCCGCTAACGCTCGTAGAGAAGCTGCACTTAAAGCAGAACAGGAACGTCAAGCGAGACAACAAGAAGAACGTGATGCGCTTGCAACAGAAGAAGATTCAAATGCTGCACCGATAGGTAGTGGTACATTCGGTAGATCTTATAGAGAATTTGAAGGTATTAAACCTTTATCCAATGAAGCTTCTAGTCTCTATAATGCACTTATATCTGAATCTCAAGTTACAGATTCACCTCTTGCTAACGTTATTGAGAATAGACGTAAAAGCAAATCTCTTACTTCTAAAGATGCAATGCTTCTTGAAGAGATTAAAGAATTCAATGATGCTACTAATAGAGCTTTAGATAATTCATTTGATACTATTACGACTACAAATCTTAAATGGATTGTTACTCGTATTGCTGCTAAATACTCTATATTTGATAATATATTCTTCGGTCGTAGATTCAATTGGATTGATGCTGTTACTAAAACAGAAGTTGAATATGCACCCAGTGTAAATAACGGTGATCTTAGTGCTGAACTTAATAGTTATTTGTGGCATCTTAGTCGTTATACTGCTCAAGTTCTTGAACAAAGTGGTAGACCTCTGCCTAGTTTCTTAGCTGATGTTCACTTCGGTTTAAGTGAGACTACAAAGAGTGATATTAATGCTCTTACTAACAAAATTATGCAGGAAGCTAAGAGTATGCAAACTAAATTTGATATTATCAATAATACTATAGAAGATAATTTAGGTCGTAAGAATCCTAAATATGCTTTATATGTATCTATTGGTGGTGTTGAATATAGAGTGCTTAATACTCCGAATCCTCGTAAAGATGTTGGTATTGTTATTGAAGGTTTTGAGAATCAACTTAATCGTTATGTGCTTACTCCTGCTAATATGGCAACTCCTAACGATGATTATATTCTCATTGCTAGACAAACACAAAGCTCCGCTCCTGACCAGTCCTTGCCTCCTACCGGGGACTACAAAGCTCAACAGAGTTCCACTGATGAAACTATTACTCCTAAAACTGAGATTACAGAGACTGTTTCTAGTGCTAATGGTATTATTACTGAATTTGTAAGTGATGAAAGTTCTACTAATACCGATGATGCACCAATCGAGTTTGTGACGGCTTCAAATCAGCCCCTTATAGACTTCAAAATAGAGGGTATTGATACTAAATCCATGCTTGAATTTTTAACGTCTCTAATGAGCCAAGAGGGGGTAAATTTGGCACTATTCGACACGGATTTGATAAACGCCTTAGTGCTTATTCCGAAGCTGCTTAGAAACACTAAAGTTGGTAGTAAGTATGCTTCTGATGCTTATATTAAAGCTCTAATGAATAAGTACTTTACAGACGCTAAACTTACTGGTGTTGAAACTAAGATTATTGAAACTGCTAAGAAAGTCGCAGCTGCTATTAGTATTAACATTGATGAAGGTGGAAATTCAATTCGACTGAATACTGCTGAAAATTGTCGTAATGCTATCAATGCTCTTGATAATCTTAAGAGTTTATATAAAGATGAATCTAAATGGTTATCAGATATGCAATCTCTTACAGATGCTCTGAATACTGTTTATGAATCTGATCTTGTTGCTAAGTTTGCACAAGTTCTTACTCAATCTAAAGATTATAATTCTAATGCTATTGCCATACGTCTTGATGAAACTCTTCATAACAAATTTGCTATAATTGCTCAAGACTTAGGTGGTATCTTTGTTGATAATCTTAATCTCTTTAGTACACTTGTTGCTTTTATTAGTGATAGAAGTGGTTTTAGAATTAATAAGATTAACTATTATGATCTTGTTAATGGTATGCGTGAATATCGTGGTGATAATTACAAAGAACTCATACCTGAAATCATGTCTATTATGAATATTACTAATTATCTTCATAATGAATTTAAGAATAGACGTGATTACTATAGTGCTAGATTTGCAGTAACTAAAGATACTACTTATAAAGAGCTTTATAATAATTATAGTTTCTTTTATGATCTTATAGATGTTGCTCCTACTAATGGTTTACCTTTAACAGAAGCTCAAGTTCTTGATTTTATTAATCGTACACCTGAGATTAAAGGTAGAACGTATCATGAAGGTCTTGATATTAATTTTAGTCCTAACGGTGCTCCAGAGAATATCTTAGATAATAGTACTGCTACTAATTTAGGTATCTATGAGTTACTCGATGGTATCAAAGAAGGCGATGAAGTTACTGTAGTTCAAACAGATTTAGAAGAGAATCCTAATAGAGCTTCTTATGATGTTGTAATGAATCGTAATGGTAAAGAGTATAAATTAGGTTCTATTCCTAAACTCGAAACTATTACAAATGGTATAGCGTATACAATTCAAGGTGCGAATGGTGTGTATTATCCACGTAAATTTGCATTTACTGATGATATGGCTAAAACCTTTGCTGAATATCAAAGAGAGCTATTTAGATTCATGTATCATTACGATATTGCTTTTAATCCTCGTAATAATATATCTGCTAAAGATAGAGAGAACTCTGAACGTAACATTGATATTATCTTTGATCAGTTTAGAAAAGATCGCTTTAAGAAGCTAATGGATACACTTAAAGAACTTGTGTATTCTAATCTTACATCTAAGCAGATTAAAGATATTATGAATAGTCAGACAATGATCGGAGTTGTTGATTCTGAATATACAGGTGATACTGACGGTGAAATTTCTATTGATAATGTAGCTCTTTCATTTAATCAAATATATCAAATTTGTACTGATTTATTTCCTGCTTCTAGGATTAATCATTCAAATATGGATAGTATTATGAATGCTACGGCTATTACGAAACATTTCAATGACGCTGTTAATCGTCATGAAATGATCTTCCGTAATAATCAAGCTATTCGTAATGATATTCGCTTTACAGGTTCTAATACTTTTAGAATAAGTCATATTAGTGCGGGTAGAATACTAATTAATGATGAAGCTCGCAACGAAGATCATGAAGCTAAACATGGATTACCTATTATGCATCATCGTAATTCTTTATTAGATTCTATTAAGCCTACTAAAGATGTTCTTGATTCTAAAGGTAAACCTAGAGTTCAAATACTAGCTATTGATGAGAATGGTGTTGGTAGAGATCCTAAAACTGGTGGTATTGTTCAGAATATAGATAAGTTTGCAACACCTCATGTAGCTGATACTTTTATTGGTAATAGACATCATGAAGTTGTTGTTATACCTCAAACTGATTTACTTAATACTGTATTCCCTATATATCCTAATACTATTATGGGTTCTATCACTGATGAAACAAAAGAAGCTCGTATTAGTAAATTAAGTAAATATACAAAATATATTGGTGATGCTATTAAAGAAATTCTTGCTCTTAATACTGGTAATATAACCGAAGCTAGACTTGATATTTCTAATAGACTTCAAAATATTATTATATGTAATGAACGTAGTAGTGCCGTTCAAGATGATATTTATTTTCAATCTGGTAACAATGGTGATGGTAGTAAACGTTATGTAATGCTCAAAGCTGTTCTTGGTGATGGTAAAGGTAAAGAAGCTTATCATAAGTTTATTCAAACTACTATTGATGGGCGTGACGCTGTTATTCATTATACTTCTAGTAATAAACTTGATGTTGCTAACTATAATGGTGCTTTAAATCATCCTAGTTATCCACATACTGTTTATTACTTAGATACTCCTGCTGATGTTCAAAAGTTTAATAATAAACTTAATAGTATAATTCCTAATCTAGTTCGTCAATTCGGTCTTAAAGATGGAATTGCTGTAGCTAAAGATTCTACTGGTAGTTCTTATACTACTGGATATACAGATCCAGTTACAGGCGAACGTTATGAAGATATATATGACTATTATATGGCAACTAATGCTAGATATTCAGATGTAGCTTCAGTTAAAGATAGATATGGAAATGTTATAAGTAATGTTACTATTGCCGGAAACGCTCCTATTAAGTTTTCTATTGCAACAAAAGCATTCGATACTGAAACTGATGTTCCTCAACGTTTTTATGATCCCGTTGAATTACTTAAAACAGTTCAAGATGCTGATCGTTATAAAGAGGATTGGTCTAGTATCTCTAAACTTGCTAATATACTTGAATATGAAGCTGGTATTAATCCAGTTTATATTAAGCATAATGTAAGTGAAGCTAAGATTAATATTGAAAGCGAAGGTTATACTGATCCTGTTAAGATTGCTGATGATGGTTTTTATCGTAATCAATTTAGGATTGATATTAACTACAATTATGATCATGCTAATCGTAAGGAACATCAAGGTTATTTAACTCGTACTTTAGCTCATGAGATGATTCATACTTATATTATGAAATTCTTTAATGCTACTCATCGAGATATTAATAACCCTGAATTACTTGCTAAACGTGAAGCTCTTATTGATTATAATAATAAAGAGTGGCAAGAGTGGTTTGCTGATTTTAATCAAGCTGTTATAAATACTCGTGCTGAACTTACAGGTAAAACTGATTTAAATGATCGTGAGAGATTCTTAAAAGATATGCTTAGTGATAAAGGTATTGCTAATAGATTTATTGAAATTATTAGTCAAGAAATCTCTAGTATATCTGAATCTATTGATACTAAACTTAAAGATCGTGCTAAAGGTACTAAGAATGTTATTAATGGTAAAGATGCTATCTCTGAAATTGTAACATATGCTTTAACAGATCCTCGTATCTTTAGACTTCTCAATGAACTTCATTCTACTACTGAACGTGTTGAAGGTTCTGAGAATCTTGAAACTCCTACGTTTTGGGAGAAGTTTAAAAGAATTCTTCTTAATATATTTGAGAAGATCTTTGGTTTCAAAGATACTGAAGTTAAAACTGATTCTCTTATGGAACGTTTTAATGATGTTCTTAATAGAATCTATAATAAAGACTTTAGAGATATGGAACCTGATGGTATTACTTATGGTATTCGGACGAACTCTCCAGCCCCCGGTAGAGAAGGAGCTGTGGAAGGGAGCGGAACATCTGCTATATCTACTGTTGAATCTACGACTACAGAAGTTCAAAATGCTGTTAATACAGCCGCGAATGGTGATGCAAATGCTACAGCTGAATCTCCTACGCAAACTACTCCTCGTCGTAGGGCTAGACTTGGTACTAGTTCCAATAGTAATATCAAAGCTGCACAAGTTCTCGAAGCTGTAAAATATTTATATGATTCGGTTGATAGCTTGAATAAAAATAGTAACTTAGATGAAACTAATAAACGTATTTGTTAAACGTATAAAACTTTTACTATGGGTTTAGATTGTAATATTATCCCTCAGATTAAAATTGGTGATAGCTATACTGATAGTAAGTGTTTTCAAGATCTATGGGATAGGGCAAAGAAGCTCTATCCTAATAATCCTGTTAAAGCACGTGCTGTTGCTAAAGCTGATTATGATGCTCTTAAATCTACTTCGTTTACATCCGAGTATGGGGACTGGGTTTTGCTTCGTGCCGTCCAAAATGCAGGATTGACAGACGCTCAATTTGCCACTTTTCAGAGTGTTTACGGCAATAATATAGATCGCTTGACCAAAAGTATTACCGTACCATTAAACGAGCAAGGAGAGCCTGAAATAAGGTCATTTCATAAACATATGCCCGCTAAGAAAGCACAAGTTCTATATGATAATGATTATCCTTTTATTGCTGATAGTGAGCAAATGTATTTAAATCGTATCTTTGCTGCTATTGCTTTTAGACTTGAACCTCAATTCAAGAATCTTACTTATAAAGATTTTAAGAATGGTGTTACAATTCGTTCTTTAATTGCTACTGTATTGCGTCAGTATGCTCAAAATGATAATCCTGACGTTGGTTACTTAGGATTTGCAGCTCAATATAATAATCGTCTCGATGAACTTGAAGCTGCTAGAGTAACTGATGAAGCTATAGATGATGATGCTCTTCTTACTAGTTATGAAAGTAAGATGAATAATCTTCTTAGACTTGCAGATCAACTTGATAATCTAGATGATCAAGGTATTTGGCAGAGTTTCATTAATTATTATAAAGCCGAATTTATGGCTGATATTAATGATTTCGATGTTGAAGACCACATGACTATGGGAGAGATCAATGGTGCTTCTATGACTGATGAACAAAATATCAATAAATCTTGGAATAGTTCTCTTCAATTTAAAATTGATCGTAAGAATACCGCTTCTTCTCGATTTAAACGTATGCTTACAGAAATGATTTATAATAATCAAAGTAATCTGTTTGCTACACTTGAAGATTCTCAATTTAATGGTACTGCTTCTTATTATAATAAATATGGTTTAGCAATGCCATTTGATATTAATGTTCTTTGGAACTCTTTGATTGATGCTACTCGTTATGCAGCTAATAAAGAAGAGCTTATAAATAGTCTTAAAGTTACTTCTGAATCTGTTTATAATGGTCAGCTTCAACCTATTATTGATCAAATTGAGATTCTTCCAAATGATGATGCTAGTACTATTGAACGCAAAGAAATATTCTACAATATGTACATGGCATCTGTTGATATGGCTACAACTGTTGTTACTCAAAGTGAAACTATGAGTTACAATATGTCAGAAAATGATTATAATCTTGCTTATTCTGTTAAAGAGAGTAATCGTCAATCGTTTGCTACTACTAATATTTATAATCAATATCGTAGTATTCTTAGTAATAAATTTCAATATGTTGGTAGTCGTGCTGCTGTTCAGTATGATATCAATGCTATATATAAAACCGGTAAATCTATTACTGATAAAGTAAATACTTTACTGTATAAATCTAACAATGTTGGTATCAATTGGTCTCCTAATACTATATTTAATTATTTATCTATTAAATTTAGTGTTCCTTTTGATGTAATTAAAGCTTTATATCATGACGGAAATGATGATAATAAAGTTAATAAACTTGTATATCAGAAAATTGAGACTGAACTTGTTAATATTGACGGTGTATTTGATAAGATTCTTAATCAAATTAAAGCTAATGTTACTGATAAACAAAGTGAAAAAGCTAAAGATCGTCAATCACGTAAAATAAAAAGATTGTTTTATGAAGGTTTCAAAGCAGGAGATGAAATTGATTCTGTTGTAGATGATATGCGTGGTCGTATTAATATTCTTGCAACTGTGGGTGGTTGTGATCCGGCTATTAAAGTTGATTTATCTTATATCAATGTTCAAGGTGAACAAGAATATACTCCTGAGTTCTATAATCATATTACGTCAATGCTTCAAGGTATTGTTAATCGTATCGGTGAAGTTAATGTAGAACTTATGAAATATCGTTTCAATGATTTTTTAAAATCTAAAGGTACTAAATATCATCCTCTTATTTGGAATCTTGGTAATGGTATGGGTGGTGATGGTAAAGGTTTCTTTAATTTTAGAAAAGATGAAAATGGTAACGCTATACTTGACGAAAATGGTTATCGTATTCTTGATGCTGTAAATCCTGTTAATGTTGAAGCTGTTAAAGCTTTTCAATATGCTCGATTTAATGGTATGTCTAATCGTGATCAAGGTATTGGAACTCCTTATGTTAATATGCACGATTACATTTGGACACGTGATGTTATTCTTCGTCAATTCCAAGGTCGTTATTCATTACCTTCTGCTGATGCTTCTCGTATATATGAGTTTGTAACTGGAAATACTCTCACTGAACCTAATGCTACTAAAAGAAGTCTTCCGTTTAAACTTATAAATACTGATGGCACTTTCGTTAATTATCGAATAGCTCGTACTAACGATCTTGAATCTAATTATCTATTTCAACGTGTGAAAGATACTTTCCGTACTGAAATGGAAATGATGCTTGAAGCTAGACGTCTTCTATTTGATTATGATGCTAATACTCAAACTCTTTCTATTAAGAAAGAATATCTTAGACTTGAAGATGATGTTCGTCAAGAATTTAATTCTTTAGATTCAGATGAACGTAGTAGAATGATTAGTGATCATAATGGTGATGCAGAAGCTGCCTTTAGAGCTTTTTATGAAAGTCGTGCTTTTGATAAAGATATATTTGAAGGTCTTCAAGCTCCTATATTCTGGGATGGTAAAGCTCTTCTTAAAAATGGTAAGCCTACAGGTAATATCTTTAAATTTGGTAATCTTAATTTTAGATATACTGATGCTAACGGCAATACTACTGTAAGAAGCATTATAGATTATATCGAAGATGCTTTTAATGAACTTCATCCTGATGCCGCAAGTTCATTCGGTAAATTCGAGCCATTTATGATTTGTGGTGAAGATTTCAATACTGCTTATGGCGATGTTATTGATAATGCTTATATGCGAATGTTTGTTGATAGAATCAATAGTCATCTTCAAGATGCTTTTGATTATCTAGCTCCTGTTAGAGATAATATTCAATCGACTCTTACATATAAGAATCAACTTAAAGCTCTTAATGAAACGCTTCCTGAAGATTATAAAAATGATCGTTATTGGGGTTATGTTGTTTCTAATCTTCTTTGTAATCATTATGTTGCTGATATAGCTATTCAAGAGATATTCACTGGTTATACTTTTGAATTTAAGAATGCTCTTGATTGGGCTAAGCGTGCATCTCAAGGTGTAAGACCGGGTTCTACTACTCGTTCTAATACTACATATACACAGATTGTTGTATCTGATGTTAATCTTAAAGACAATATGCTACAGAAGATGCTCGAACCATTTGCAAATGATAAAGCAACTTCTGATGAACTTAATAGACGCTTTGGTTCTAAGACTATTACAACTGCTGATGCTTTTAATGTTATTACACAAGATGAGTGTATTAGACGTTTCAAAGCTATGGGTGATTATGATAGTTTTACTTTACCTTCTGGTAGAACTTTAGCTGATATTATCGCTGATGAGGATACACCTATTAGTCCTAGTGATTATGCACGTATTGTTGAACAGTTAAAGTATTACTTCTATAAACGTGGTAAGTCTACGCTTAATAATAGATTTAATACTGATATTGTATTCTCGCATCAAGATAAGAATAGTACTCTTGTTATATTTAAACGTATGTACAAAGGTACTGGTTATGAAACTCTTTATGATTGGATGAAACAAGAAGGTATTGATTCTATTAACTTTGAATCTGGTCATAAAGTTGGTGGTATGCCTAAAGTTCAACTCTTTGATATATCTAGAGATATTGCAGTTGATTCTAAAGGTTTCCCTATTTTAGATGCAAATGGTAAATACACTTACACTAATGGTATAAAAGCTACTCTTAATATTCAGTATAATGAAGCTACCAAACGTCTTGAATTAAAAGGTTATCCTAAAGGTGTTGAAGATTTTAAACACACTCTTAGTCATAGTAACCTCTATATTCAACAACAAGTTCCTTCACATCTTATGGATGAAGAGAATAAGATTGGCACTCAGCTTCAAAAGCGTATTCTTGATAACCTTGTATTTAATGGAGATTATACTATAGGTAGTACTGTTCGTAAAGGTAAAACTGGAGATTATTCTTATGATGGTTCAGGGGCTTTTGAGTATTATCAGATGTTACTTTCTGCTAACGCAAATGATGAGATGTATCGTTTGTTGGCTGATTGGGGTGCTATTACTAATGACGGTAATATTAAATATACTTCAATTGAAACTGACGGTGGTCTCAGAAATGTTATCGGTGTTGATCTTGATTTAGTTCTTGCAGATCTTCGTAGATATTTTAATGAAACTGAAATTGATAGAAATTTCATAAAAGCTACTGTTGTTGTTAATGGTAAACCTTTTATACCTTTTTATCATCCTACGATTAAGAGTCGTATTGAATCAGTTCTATTAGCTCGTATTACACGTCGTGTTACTAATCTTAAACTTAAAGGTGCTCACGTTACTATTCAACCTGATACTTTCTTACAACCCGCTGCTGTTACGTTGGACAAAAAAGGGATTGTTGAAGGGACTCAAGCTAATGTTCAACGTATGTATCTTGAAGGTCAAATTAAGTTCTCTGATGATTATTGGCAATCTCGGGCTGAACTTAATGAAGATGGTATGATTAAAAGAGATGCTAACGGTACGCCTATAATTAAGAAAAATGCTGACTTTAAACTTCAAAGTGAATATTGGGAAACTAAAGTTGATGGTACTAAAGTCTTTCATCCTGCTGAGATTATACTTAATAACTGGGATTCTCGATTTAAATTAGATGCTAATGGTAATCTTGATTTGAATAGTGTTCCAGAGAATCTTAGAACGATGTTTGGTATTCGTATTCCTACTGAGGGTCATCAATCTATGTTCGTTGCTAAAGTTGTAGGAGTTCTGAATAATGGTGCTAGTCAAGCTATAGTTCCTGAACATCTTGTTACTCGTACTGGTTGGGACTACGATATTGATAGTATCTACTTATCTATGAAAGAATTTGACATTATTAATGGACAATATGTTGAATATACTAAAAATGATAGTGATACTTATAAACGTCAATCTTTGGAATACGTTTCTGATGTTTACTTTAGTAAAACTAAAGATGTACTTAAAAATGCATATCTGAAAGAAAAGATTCCATTAATTAATGAACTTGCAGATATTAATGCTAAAATCAATGCACAAGCTAGTATTGATGATTCTGTTATAAGACGCTTAAAGCAAGAATATAAGAATCTACAGCAACAACGCTTCTATTCAAAGAATGTATCTGAGCGTAATGCGCTTGCTAAAGCTATGGAATTAAAGTCTGCCGAGATTGAAGCTTATAATGCTGCAAATATGAATCCAGCTATATCTGATGCAGAACTTAAAGCATTATATGATACTAAAGCTAGTATTTACTCTAAACTTAAAAAAGCTAAGAGTGATTATGATGCTAAATACGAGAAATTCATTAAAGAAACTGTTACTCCAAAATGGAATAGTCTTAATGAATATCGTCGTATGCCTAGAGCTGCTAAAGATAATGCTATAATTGATACTTGGATTGGTATTCACTCTGATATTAAGAATACTCTTAACAAAGAGAAACCCAATGAGTTTGATCATAGTAAAGCTGCTGCTGCTTATATAAATAGAATTGCTGGTTATGATAACTCTATGATGAATCAGCATTTTCTTATTGATCAGATTAAGATTCGTAATATTAATAATAATATTGCAGTTCTTAAAGGTCAATCCATTGCTGCGGATAATGCTCTATCTATAATGGGATTTACACAGACTATGTTGTCTGATGAATTTGCTATTCCTATTAGACTTAATTTCAGTGATATTAAAGGTTATAATGAAGATATTCCTAATAAAGCTGAATGGACTAGAAAGCAGATTCTTAAATGCTTTAAAGATGAAAGATTATCTAATGGTGAACATAGTGTTCAAGTAGATGTAGCTTCTAATAGCGTTACAGTTTGGTGTCGTTCTCTTTATAATAATGATTATGGTACTTGGATTGATATAAATGGTGAGCCTATATCTGCACAGCGTTCTGAATTAACATCTCATATTCTTGATGCTGTTAAAGATAATCTTTGGTTTAATATGAATACATATACTATTGGTAATACAGCTTTACTTGCTTCATTCCCTATAAGTTGGAATGCTAATCTTAAAGCTAGCAATGCTAAAGTTGAAGGTACTAATAGATATATTTATTCTGCTCTTATTGAATCTCAGCAAATTATTACTGATTTTGTTACGAATATTTCAATTAAGTCTATTGAAAACTCTAATAACTTCACTAATGTTAGTTTCCATAATGTACGTAGTGATTATATGATTGACGCTGTTGCTACTATGAGTAAACTTCTTGCTGATAAAGGTAATAGTCTTAAAGCTTTTGCTAAGAGTTATTTTGAAACTACACAAGATAATGTAGGTCTTAAAGATGTTATTACTAAACTTAGTAAATATCTTACACAAGAAGATCTTAGTAATATGGCAATTGCTAAAGCTCATGAACATGGTCATACAATAAACATGAAACAAACTCATGCTATGTCTAGATTTATTGAAGCTCTTGCAAATGAAGTTGGTGTTACTGCATACGAAGTAGATAGTAAGATTCAGAATAAAGCTAAAACTATTACTGAACTTGATTCTCTATTTAAAGAAGGTCAAAACTATAAACATACAGTTGAAGATTTTGAAGCTTATGCTAATTATCTTAATCGACAACTTGAAGTTTTAGATTACTATATGTACGTTGATAAAGCTGTAAATGCTATGAAACGTGCTCAAGGATGTCTTATTACTGAAAAGAAAGGCGCTGGTCCTAAGACTTCTGAAAGTAATAAGCTCTTTGAATCTATTGCAATGCTTGAGCATAATGTTAATACTCTTATTCAGAATGCTAAAGATGCAGGTATTCCTGAAAGTATGCGCAATGAATTACTCTATAAATACTATAGTGTAAATGCAATTACTGATAAAAGTGAAGTTATTGATAATTGGTTGCTTAAAGCTAATGATTATCTTCTTGAAAATAAGGATTCTGATGGTAAGGTAATTCAACTTGATAAACCTAAATCCCCTTTTAGAATTGGTGATAAATCAATGATTGAAGCTATATTTCCGTCAGTTGTTAATACTAATTGGGAAATTGAAGATAGTGCTTATCCTATTCTTCAACAACAATTGTATTCTACTAATGAGATTTCTGTTAATATGTTTCATGATCTCTTCATTAGTGAGAATCCTGCTTTCAAAGATAAGATTAATTATTGTATGGCTAAGCTTAAACAGATTAATAATCCTGAACTTAGAGAAGCTCTGGTTAATTATGCTATTATTGATAAAGTTAGACAAATGCCTTTCTTTAATGATGACAGTAAAAGTCCGGAAACACTTCTTGCTGAACGTGCTAAGTTATTAGGATGTGTTAATATTGTTAAAGACGAACAAACTAATGAATTTAAATTCAAAGGTGCTGTTGATTTAGCTCTTACTAATGTTAATCTTAAAAATTGGTACAATGAACTTGAAAGTAGAAATTATACTCATGATGAAAAAATAGCTATGTTTAAAGAATTACCTGTTGGTATTCAACTGGCTATGGTTAAGAATACACTTACTGATGGTAGATATGTTGCTGTAAATGGTCAATATGTTACTAAAGGTAATCTTAGACTTAATCCTAATCATATTCTTTCATTACTTTCTCCTAATACTATGGAGAGTACAATTGTAAGAACTGGATATATTTCTATTTCAACTAAGGAAAGTGATGATATTGATTTTACTAGAGACACATTCTTTCAGCTTATTAATAGTCCTGATGAGTATTGTCGTATTCTTGGTGAAAACTTAGTTAAATACGCATTCTGGGTTAATAAACTTGATTTTGGTCGTAATCTTTCTAAGTATATTCCTATTGATCTTTATGGTAAATTCAAGACTAAAGACGGTAATTATGTAAGTGCTTATAAGACTTCATGGGGAGATCAATTTGATTCTATTAGTTTTGAATCTATTGACGGTACTAGCGATAGAGATATTAGATTAGCTATGAGAGAACAAGGTATTACTGATGGTGGTAGTAACTTCCGTTCAGAAAATGCTGCTCTTTATAACTATGCTGAAGCTCTTTATGCTAGTCAAGCGAATGAAGATAATATTCTTCTTAGAACTAACGAAGAACTTGATGTTTT